GAGGAAATGAAACAAACTGTTTTCAGCTGATTGAAGCCCACGTGGGTCCATGCTTCTCCGTTGTCAAAGTTGGAAATCACAGCATGGCATGGGTTTATAGAGCGAGCCGCGCTCTCCAGCACAAATGCTGAGTTGTTCGTACATGCTACATCGCAAAAGAAAGAAATACTACAAGACCAGAGCGGAAAGAAAGGGACTGATGACACTGACAGCACTAGCAACGCTAGATGCTACACTGACGGCGTTGCTCCAGAGGCTTGACACCTCTTTCACAAACCTCTCCTCCTCAATGCCGGTGGTGTCTATACACCTGAGAGCGGGCACTGCCATAGCGAGGTTGTCAATCGCGGCGGCGAGGAGTGGTTGGTATGGCGGGGCCTGTGAGACCTGCCCAATACCCATTTGTCCAGTGTTGGAGTTTGATGCCATGATGGCACTACTTGGATTTGGCTGGCACTCATAGTTTAGACGCACTTCGATCTCGCCCAACTGGGTGAGAGCAGGCAGCGCTCCACCCGTGGATGAGAGCGCGCCTTCGATGTACATGACTATGTAGTAGTGCCCCGTGGAATTTGGATTGGTGCTAGAACCAAACCTGTTGACCAAGTTGCCTGTGTTGCCGTCGCTGGTGCCCCACTGCGTGGCAGTGGGCTTGAACTGAACGGCCTCCTCTCCATATCTCTTGAAGATCGCAGCGATCTCGCCGGTTTCAAGAGCGCTCATGGGATACTGCACATAACCATTCAGCTGAGCCAAACCTGGCAAGCTGGACGGCAGAACGGTCTGCCAGCCATTGGACATCTCCCCAACCGGCACGTTTTGATTCGAAGTCGTGAGAAGACCGTTAGTGGTCATCTGCTGATAAGAAACAAAAACGGGCGCCATGTGGATAGTTCCGCTGACAGTAGAAAAGTTCTGGGTGCTATGTATTTTCACTCCACCAGACACGAGGCGAGCCGCTGAGTACATCTCCCGCAGAGGGGCGATGTTCGGGATCGCTGTGTCCAGGTTCGCTATTCCCTGAGTCGCAGCATAGGCATTCTTGCTGCCAGCTGCGTTCGTAAAGAGGATGCCGTTTGGCCAGTGGAAGATGCCGGGCACGGTGGTGAAAAACCCCCCCGCCGTCAACTGCGTACCAGCCACACCTGCGATAATTGGGCTGGAGGGGTCGGGGGTGAAGCACATGAGGGAGGTTCCCGCCAAGGCGGTCACCCCAACCATGTTCAGATCGGTGAAATTGTTGGTAGGGGTGACAATCGGACCAACAATCGTACTGCTGAAGGTCCCACTCATCCCATGGTACTGATCTGGATATCTCGCACCGATAGCGGTCTCGTCCCAAGGATCGATGTAAGACGCTAAAATTGGTGGTAGATTGCTCGCTCCCCTGCCCCCTCTCGCTCTCTTTTTGTTGTAGACCTCCGAAATAATGACATTGCTGTTCGCACGGCCGAGGAGATCCGAGTTCCCATTGCGCGGAGCGCGGAAAATCGAGTCTGCCGTCGGTTTCTTGTACTTGACAACCGCTCTGACATTGTTGGCTGGGGCCTTCTTCTTGTTCTTTCCTTGCGCCATTAAAATTGTAGTCGTTTGGACTGTTATGCATGAACTCTAAATGAGTGTGAAAAGGTTGTATTGGATCCCTGACCTTAACAGAGACTGTTCATCGTGTTGTCCCACAGGTGGGTGGCGCCGTGCAGTCGTTCGGCATTCTTGATAGCACGTAAATATTTACCCAATTTAATGGAACGTTTTGGGCCATTTAACAGACACAACCCCAGCGTTAACGCCGCTACGCGTTACAGTGGCATCAAGGGTTGGTACCTGACCTCCAAAGAGGGGGTCGTACCAATCTCCACGCTCCTGTAAAAATCCTCCAAAACCAACTGTTCGGGCGGTGTAACACCAAAGGCCCAATAGAAGCTAGCACGGGTATATGGTAAGATACGCCCGTACTGCCTCACCATGCCCTTTGATAACTGACGGACCCCCCATGACTGGCTGTCTGACACACCACGATGTTCCTTTCCAGCTTTTAAATAAGACAGGTAGAAATCTTGGTGGACAGGAACCGAGCCAGTCATAGCCATTCCGCCAGTGCCGACAGCGTGCAGCCAACC